CCTGAACCTGTGGTTTCTAGAACCGAATACGAGCTTAAGGATAAGCTTATCAGAGAAACCATTATGAATACTCAGCAGAAGGTAGACGAAAATGGTAAGAAGTTAGACTTGATTGAAGAGCGTCTTTATGAGCTGAGCCAAACAGCAAAGAAGAAATGAGACGTATTCTGTTGTTTTTTTGCCTGGTTTTTTGCTGCGCATTAAGCGCACAGGAGATCATGGTGATCCAGATCAACGCCTACTGGAACGACTCCAACACACGTAGAGACTTACGTAGACTTAAGGATTGTCAATACACTTTGGCCTATTTAGAGGACCAACCCAAGGATATAAGAGAACAGATTTTATCTGTCCCTACGGTACTTATCTACGAGGATAAGCGTTTAGTCAAGGCTTATCAGGCGGGTATCGACTTGACGCTAAAACCTACGCTAGAAGATATTCAGCAGTATATTTACTTGTTGAAAAACAGCTAGTTACATGAGATTTTTACTACTGATTCTGATCCCGATTTCTATGTTGGGACAGGATTCCTGCGTCGTGTTTGGAGATGAACCATTGCTTCAGGCTAAGTGGATGGGGTATGACCCCCCACCGATGGAATGGGAGGAGATAAACTATGTGATTCATATTCACCACAGCGACAGCTTCCCTAACAGCTACATAGCAGAGAATGTGATTTACGACGCGCATGAGCATCTGAATGAGGAGTTTGAGGAAGCTATGCTGTCGTTCGATCTTGTTCAGGTACAGTATCACGACTTCGACGAGTTCTGGGCATCGCCCATTCTCATGGAGATGAATAATATTTGCGTTCCTTACAGCAGCACGGGGTTCACTATGATGAATGAGTACCTAGAACCACTTGTGTGGGATAGGACAGCCTATATGAATGTACATGTCTTCCCATGGTTTTGTTCTGGTATACTTGGGTTCGCCTGGACCCAGTACACAGAGGCGACAGAGTTGGATGGGGTGTGGGTTAGGCATGATGTATTTGGGCGCTTTGGTGATCAGCTAAATATGCCTACACGCATGGAGAATAAGACGCTGATCCACGAGGTTGGGCATTACGTTAGCTTGCACCACGTATTTAGAAATGTAGAATTCTGTGGTGAGAATCTTGGGGATTGTTTAGAAACTGGGGACTTCGTATGTGATACCCCGCCCACTAAACTGAACTGGAGCTGTGAGAACCCGATATGCCCTCCTGGTCTGTATAACTATACACCTAATAACCACATGGATTACTACGTGGATTCATGCAGAACAAACTTCACTCCTGGGCAAATAGAGCGTATGCACGCCGCGCTGCCAATACTACGCCCTGGTCTCATTGATCAGGATCCGTACTGTGCTGGTGATATTAGCGGAGACAATGTTGTTGGTATGAATGACCTGCTTTTGATGATGGAGTTCTGGGGGGATGTGTATTGGGAGCAGGGGGACATAAACGGTGACGGATTATTTACTGTACTTGACTTTCAGATAGTGCTAGCTAACTGGGGGGTTGTATGTTTCGGTGCTGAGATCGATCCATTCTACCGAGAAGAACAGATTAGAATACCCAAAAAAGAAAGGGGCCGAAGCCCCTTCCCGTTTAGGTAGCGATACTCCGAGCACGTCTCGGTGTAACTTCGCTAAGGTAATACAACTGGGACACCCAGCATTGGTCTATGCGTCTCATCGTACTGGACATGCTCCTGTGTCACAGTCCATCAACTCCACATCATCCATCTCCAACTGTTCAAGACTGGTGATTGGCGTCACTGCCTCGGACATTTTCAGATAGGTCGCTTCATCAATTTGTTCCAAAGGAGCCTGCTTAAATCCGTGGTCGCTATGCAGCAGGAACGAAACTGACTTCACGTTTTTATAGTTGAGACGCAACCATTCCTTGATAGCCTCAAGCTCCTCCAAACGATAGTAGATAGTCACCGAGACGGCGTTATCAGACCACTCGGCCTGCAAGCGCTTAATAACCTCTAACTGATCGATGGCTGTCATGTCTTCTGCAAACATAGTGTGCGAAGGGAACTTGCAAGGGAAACTTACAACAACAGTGGACTTGTCCTCTGTGCCGTCAAAGTTTAGCACGTACTCCACATGATACCCCTGCTTCCGGGAGGCAGCTGCCAGGTCGCTATCAGCTGACATTCGTATTCGTCGAATATAGTATTCTGAGTATCCTGGGTGCGCTCCTGGTGTAACGCCAGCAAGTAGACTAAGCGTTCCAGATGGCTTGACCGTTGTAAGTTTAATGGATGTTGGGTATCCCGCCAGTTCAGAGTATTTTTTGTCATACGATCGTAAGTATTCATAACAACCGTCCAACCAACTGCGCTGCTCGTCAGTGGCCTGCAGGTATCCGGTAATCCCGATGCCCATTCGCATGTTTTTATGGACGATGTCCTCGGTTTCTTTAATGGCACATTTGATTCCTAGGCTGTGCTTGTTGATTCTGTAGAGGTATCGCGCAACCTTTTTCAACTCCTCATAGTGCTCGATATTTGGCAAGTATATCTCAGCCAAACAACAAGTCTCATAGTTGGCAAGTGATTGCTCGGCACACGGGTTGAACCCTTGTACGTCAGGATCAGGATATTGTACCTCAAAGGTTCGACCCATCTTTCGAGAAGCCTCCAGGTTAATCAAACCGTACGGCTCACCGTTTCCATTGTAACCCTCCCAGAACTCGTCAGGCAGTTGAGAGATGTCAGAACATACTACGGAGTTGTTAGACATCGCTCGCCAGTTAGGAACGCCACCTAAGTCCCACCGCTTCGCTCGAAGGTACTCGATGTCGTCAGGATCACCAAGGGCAATCTGAGCGCTTCTGCGTACGTTTCCTGCCACTACAATCTTCCCGATGATGTTCATGATGTCCAAGGCGTCTACAGGTCGAATACGGCGCCCTGAGCGCGAATTGAGGATCTTATTGATCTCAATCATACCCCACACCAAATCCTCAGGACCAGAAGCCGTGCCGCCAAACCCTTTAATTGGTGAACCCTTTGACCGAATCAGGTGAGTAGCAAACGTAAAGTCCTGACCGGTAAAGAACGAAGCCTCTAACACACGGCGTAACAGCTCCACCCAGCCTTCACGACTGTCGGGAACAATGAAGTCTGCATCGTTTGCGTTTAGTCGCTCGATTTTTACGCGAGACTTCACTTTGGGTAATTGATAGACGTTTTCTCGCTGGATATTGTAACCAACGCCAGACCCAAGCATGAGCATTTCGAAGGCCCATGTAAAAGGGCGAACAGGATCGTCCACTACCACAAAGGCACAGTTCTGCAACGAAGGCAACCCCAGGTTGTCTACCGTCTTTGTACCAAGCTGCCAAAGGAACCTGCCAGCCACAGTGCCCTTAAGCTCCATCATGATTCGTTTTAACTCACCCTCCTCGAACTCAGTAAAGCCGACATTGAGCTGATCGCGGCAAGCACTAACCACTCGGTTAACAGTGTCTTCCCATTCCTCTGTCTGACCGTTCTCTAATGGTCGGGCGTATGTCCGTTTAAATACAGGGTAACCAACCTCACCCCAAGGCGTTTCATTTGTTTGCATATTGTTCTGCTACTCGTTTGTATTGTTGTTGCATAAATTCGGAAGCCGTAGGTGTGACCCTGACGATTTCCCGTTCGTGAGTTTTTTTGACGATCACTTGTCGTCGTTCGCGCTTCCTCCTTGCAGGTCGGATTTTACTTTTACGTTCCGCGTCCTTCATTTTTTTGTCGAGCCGAAGCAGGTAACGAAAGGTCACGACGTTCATCCCCATAATCAGGAGTGCTAAAATAATGATGATTGTTTCCATTAAAATAAATGTGTTATTCGAGCCACTTGCCCGTGTTTAGGGTGATGAATAAAACCCTCTACCGCCTTTGGAGCGTGTTGGTACCCATTTCTGTGATGCCAACTATCCGTTCCCGACGGAGACCTGAGGGATTCGACTGTAACGCCAGGGAAGTCCTTACTGGTTTTGTGGTGTACGTGGTGTGTATAAACGTACCTGTGTTCTGTTTGTGCCCAGTATAAGGCAGCCTCTGTAGCCATCAGTATTGGTAAGTCTGTCATTTTAGCTCCGTCCCCATGCGTAGTGCCGATGAGGTTGTTGCCATATTTGTAGTATTTGCGGTGGCTTAAGTTGGTGTCAAACGTCATGTTTGGCTCCTCTGAAAACCACGTAGCTATGATATCACACAAGAAAAACCCATGCGTGTAGTCGTGATTGGATGGGTTAAACATGAAGTGAACCGGAGCTATACCCAACAAAGTTTCAATGACGTCTATGTATAACTGTTTAGCAAGCAAAAAGTTGCTGAACCACATGCCGTCAGTGTCCTGAGGCGTGCCCGAAGTGGTTGTCCTGCGAGGAGAGTCTATGTGAAGCACGTCGTTGCCCGCCACAAAAACAATCTGCTCAATATTGAATCCGTACGATTTATTGATGATACCCTCCACCCCGTCAATGACGCGCTTGACCGCCATGCTGCTGTCGTATGATTCGCCTGTTTCAAAGGCCATAGACAACTTTCCGATGTGGATGTCCGCAGGGTCAACCACTAGGCAATGGCCGTCGTTTACTTGCGAGTAACTAAACCCAGGATACTTCGGGACGTAGCCCTTCATAGATTCCAGGATTGAATCCCTGATATCCATCCAGTCTATTTCGTCGGAGTTGTTTTTAACGTGCAGCGAAAAGTGATCACCTTTGTACCAATACGAACTTACGTTGTCAGAAGGCACGCCGTTCGCTTCCGCAAAAGCAACCATGCTAGTGTGATCGCCGGCGCCCTTTACCATGCGGCTGATTTGCTTCCTTAGCGTGTCGTACGAGACTTCGAAATCGAGGTCGCCTCGCAACTGACTAGCTATCTCAGCGTTGGTCATACCTTTGGACCTTAGGTCTAAGATTTTCTTTAAATGCTCTGAGTATTTACTCATTCTTTATTATTTCAAAAAGGTCCAGAATTTCTGTAGGGCTATCCTTTCGCTCAACCATCTCTAGCAATCGCTTCAGGTTAAACAGCTGCGAAGAAGAGGGTGTTTTTATTAAGGGGAAGCCTGCGTTATAGTTTGATTGTTTATCAAGATCGTTGCACGCTACAGAAGCCCCGTAAAGCAAAGCCTCCTCTAGGTACGAGTCAGTCACACGATCCAGGTACACGTTCGAAGAGCCTTCGTAATACACGTCTGCAATCTGACGCATGACCTCGATCTTTTCCTTTTCATAACCAGAGAGCGAAAACGTCATGTCAACAGAGTTCACAAACCCCATGTCTGCTTCGTACGCAACCGGAACGCGGTGGTATTCCAGGTTGTACGCAATCTTCTTGTAAGGCAGGTAGAAACAATTACGCAAGAACCAAGCAATCAACCTACGGTCTCTACATACTTTTGGAGAATCACACTCGAATTCAGCAACGATATCTCCAACCAACCATTTCACCTCCTTGCTAGTCAGGAATTTGGTCTCTTTAAGTTTTTCTAAAATGTTCACGGTAACAGCTTAAATGTTGTGTCATAGTCTTTTTGATTAGTTACCCGGAACAAGAACTTATGCTGTCGTTTTCCCGCTGAGTCCTGCACTACGCCGTGGGATTTGCACTTCCCTTTTAACGTACGCATGGTTCCCAACTTGTTGCCGTTCAGCCCGCAGAAGTAATTGAAAGCAGAGAATAGATCCTTTTGGTGAACCCACTCACAATCATGTCCTTCCTCGCTCTCCTTTATTATTTCCATGCCTGCGCTACCCAAGAACGACAGGAAGATGTCTCCATCAAACCGGAGGTCGTCCAGCGCTTGTGCCAACGACTCAGGACGAACCATTCGACCGTGGTTGTTTTGCATCTCAAGCAGGCAGTCAATCATGTCCATGATCATCTCTCGCTGCTCGTTTGGTGCGGCAAGCTTTTTACCAATAAAGGGGTCTCTATTCTTTTCAGCGACCGGGTTGTTGAATTGAATAATGTCGATACGCCGACTTATTCCTGAGTCTCCTAAGGCGTGAGTAAACCCAATCTCATTCGAAGCCACGATAAGCGAGGCACGAGGCACAAAGTATTCAACCTCTTTGTACAACCTGCGCCCGCTAATCTCTTCCTTCGAGACTATCTGTTTAAGCACGTCCTTATTACCTAGGTTTCCAGAAGCGTCGCCACAGATGCAGAGGATGTGGTTCGCCAAGTCAATGCGGTATCTTGACTCGTCTTTTGTCAAGTTTCTGAGGTCGTCTACTCGACAAGCATTCTGTTTTCCTATCGTAGCTACTACAGCATCAATCAGTGTAGACTTACCACTTGCGCCTACGCCCATAAGCAGCAGCATCCGCTGTGCGTGCATAGGGTCTCCAGCAATCGCGTTAATGAACGAAGCCAGTACGTAGTTACGCATCTCTTCGTTCGGAATTATTTGGTTGATAAACTTCTCCCAAACAACAGACCTCTCGCGGTCGCCGTAATAATTAAACGGCAAGCAATAAGTAAACACCGATCGGTGATCGTGGCCTTCCAAGAACTCTAAGTTCGTTTGGCTAATCATCAGGCGCCCGTCCATAAAGTTTAAGCCTCGGGGGTTCATGTCTAGGTCAATCCCATAACGATCTATACAGGCGCTCAAAGACTTCTCCGTAGCCCTCAAGACGTCAGGGTCAATGGCAAACGATATAGGCAAGCTGAGACGGTCTAAAGCCGCTTCCATAATGTCGTACATCTTCCCAGCTTCGTAATACCTGCCGTTAAACAAATGAACTACCTGTCCGAGCATTAAAACAGGGGTTCTGGCTTCGTTTGCTGCCCAATTAATCACAGCAGCGAGCGAAGAAGGCATGGCCTTTTGAGGAATCTTCTTGTCGTCCCCAACCAGGTGTACCCTTGTTTCGTCAGTCATCGACTCAATGTTCCGAATGACTTTCTCCATTCATGTTCTTCATTGTTCCTTCCAAACCCTCCAAACGCTCCAAGATGTTTGAAAGCGTAATCGAAAGCGTGTTCTGATCGACGTAATCGTCTTCGTCAGGTTGCTCCAGGAAGTCCATAACATCAGACTCTACAGACATGCGTCCAGACTCGTCCATGATGATCTTAGCTCTAGCCACGTCAGCCTTGTAGTCTTTCACGGTGTCTTGGACCACAGTCATAAGCAAGGCCGCACAATCTTCCTCCATGTCTAGACAGCTTTCCGCTCGCTTCGTAATAAGATCAGCAAGGCCCTCAAGTACTTCGTAGGCATATGCCCTCGCGTTAATGTTTTCTTCTGGTTTTGACATCTTAAAATGGCATATCGTTAGTGGTTTCTACTGTCGGAGAGTTCTTGGCCCCTCCGTTTGCCTTTCCTTCCATGCACTGCCAAGCCTTGGCGTTGCCTAGGATAGGAGTCTTGGGCCAGTCCGCACCTGATTCTTTGATTTGTTCGCGAACATTCTTGGGTAGAGCTTGGCTAACGAAATAATCGTTTCCATACTCGTTGTCAGGGGTGTTCACAAGCTTGAGGTCCAAGTATCGGGCACCGTCTTTTCCTTTTACGACATACTTGTCGTCGATTTTGTTGAGGTCGATTGAAATCGATAGGCTTTTAGGGATTGTCATTGTCAGTGAGGTTTTTAATGAATTTACTGATCTGTGTCTGTGAGGGGTTTGGGATGTTCGTGAAGTGAATTTGATTCATCTTCAGCCGCGTAATCAGATCGTTTAGCGACTCTTCGGTAAACTTACCGTCGACGATTTGGTTTTCGATTATGGATTCTTCATCTCCGTCAATTGTTGAGGTTCTTAAAAGGTGGAGCAGCCAAGTCTGTGTGCTCCAGTTCACATTCGGTATGCCTGGAAGGGGCGTGCTTAACAGCTCGTCTACCCAGTCCGATTCTTCGCTACTCATTGATTTCGTCTTCTGAAAAGACATTTAAAGTGTAAAAATCGCTGAGTTTAAGGATGCACCTGCTGAGTGCCCTTTTTTCACTCATAGCAATCGGATAAGCCTGAGCGCCGCCTCTTGTATTCTTGGGAGAAGACTCTCCGTATGTTTCAATGATGCGAAAGTCCTTTCCGATTCTTGCCTTCCCGGTCGCTTTGATAACGTACTTAGATTCTGTAGGGTCGCTGAACTCAGAAACTACTTCGTAGCTTACTTCTGCTTTCATGCCTGATTGAATCTTCTCGATCCCGCGCCGTGAAATAATAACGAAGCCTTGAGGGGACTTCCAGAAATCTGTAGGCTGCAACTCGTACTTCGTAGCAAGTGCCTTAAATCGCTTTTTGTCGTCGTCTGTCATTTTTTTTGATGAGTTTGTAAAGATACTACTTTTCTTGGGATTTCCTATAGTCTTGCCATATTTTTTCCCAGTCCGGTTCCGGCGGCAAAGGAAACTCTCTGTTAAACCTTCGGACGGCCATTGCGGACAGGTAAAGCGTGACTTCTTGAGGACAAGGGAACTCGCTTGTCCAACGAGGAGGATTCGGCCAGTGCTTAGGTCTCGCCATCGAGGAACTTCTTGAGCAACTCGTTGTTGTTCTTCATCTCTGCGTTTAGGTCTCTTCTTAAAGACTGGATCTTGCGATGCTGCCAGTCATTTTCCATGATCAGCATCAATCCAAGAGCGGAAACCTCTCGGAGGTTCTCATACTTTTCTTTACCAATCTTCTCAGGAGTAGAGCTACGAACAAAGTCCGCCATGAGCATAAGACGTACCTGCAACTTGTTTCGAGCCGCGATGAACTTAAACTCGTTCTTCTCATCCTCTGTCATCTCTTGGGACTATATTGTGAATCCTGAGACGTTCTTGGTAAAGGCTTTCAGACCAGTCGTTAAAGTCCTTCGGGGGGTTCACATGAACAGTCGACATAATCCTTGGGGCAGTAGGTGCAGTTAGAGTAGAGCCAGTTCGCAACGCGGTTGGCTTCTTCATCCTTTGAAAGTTCCTCCAAATTGTGTAAAGCATGATTCGTGAGTTTTTCTACTTCTTGATTGATTAGTAAGTTGATGTAATGTTTGGCTTTCTTGAGATCCTCAAGCCCGCCCTTCGATTGATGTCGGCTAACGTACTTGATCACGTTGCCCTCCAGGAAGCCAATGCCGTTTCTTGCAATGTACTCCACGGGTTCAATTGCCATCGTCTTGTAATGGTCGCCACCGACCTGGTTCTTGTCTGTCATAAGTCGTGTATTTCTCCAGTTGTTTCGATTAGATGTAGTGGATGGTAAGACTTCCATCCTTTGTCGTAGATGTCCTCCACGATGAACAAGATGCTGTTGTCTTCTTGAATCTCGTAGATGTAATTGTGCTCAACGGCGAGAGCGCCTAAGTTACCGTCATTCTTGACGTAGCAGCGCATGCCGCGATCCATGACGATCTCCTTGAAGTCGATTGGTCGGTTCAGCTCGATCTCATTCTTGAGGATCTCTATGGCGAACAGCTGCGCTTCAGTAGGTTGTGGTTGTTTTCTTCTCCAGAGCATCTTTAATGTTTTTAGTCAAATCTACAGCAACAATTGATACGGTCGTTCCGTTTTGCTGTACAATAATTGTTAAAAAATCACCGTCTTTCTTGGCGTCGATGATCACGCCTTCTATGTCAATCCTCATCTTGTGTAATACTAAATGACCATTGTCTTGCTACGCTGTCTAAGAACTCCCATTCGTAGCCGTAATCGTCCCTGCAACGAAGCCTTGATACCTTACCACCAAACAACCGCTCGATGCACTCCTTAATTTCTTGGAGTTGATCTTCCTTCTTGGGCGTATTCTCGACTATAGCTCTTGCGCTAACCATAGCGTAGGTACACTGTTGGGTTAACGTCCCAGCCCTTTGTGGCGTTGGTAGGACATATTCGTGCGTGTCGGTGACGTATTTCGTCGCGCCGTCTTGGATAGCGTGAGCTATCGCTACTATCAGTTTTTCTTTTTCAGGAATCATTGTGTAATTAATAAGTTTCTATCTGGGGAACGGGAATCACAGGGATGCCTAAGCATCTTGACATTTTGTAAACTCTTGCGAGCAGTCGGTCGTGATCATCTACTTCTTGTTGCCGTTGGTTAGGAACCAAGCTAGGTTTTGGTTTATCCATTGTTCTATTTTTTGAATCATGCTGATTGAAATGTTAGTTCTACTTCTCCTGTTTCTGGATACGTGTCGATCCACATATCCACCGCTCCGTACCTTGCACATTTGAATGTAATGTACGAAACAATTTCCATACAAATAGGGTCGAACCCTGGAGTCGGTATCATTCTTGCGAATATTTCGTCGTCTCCGCTCTTGGACGTTCTTGTCTCAACCAATACACATTGGTTAAAGTCGTTGCCGTAATCTTGCAACAGCTGTCTAATTTTTTCTGTAATCATGATTCTTGGGTTTCTAGGTAATACGAAATGATATCAATTGCTTTTCTTGCTCGATCCTGCCACTCGTCAGGCAAGCAGAAGTACCAGATAGCGCAACGAGCGTGGCTTGCCCAGTATACAGGGTGGCCGTTTTCTTGACGGTTGCTGTCCACAACCTGTTGGATGATGTCGTCTACCTCTTCGCTACATCCCGCCTGCTCTAGGGCTTTTATTGCTTCTTGCTTTGTCATTTGTCTTGGGGTTTTTGCAATGTTAGTGAATTATTGTTCTTCTTTGCAAGTTTCAGTTGTTAAAACTTTACGACCTTCTGTCCAAAGGAAGTCGAATTCTTGGTTGTCGTAGTCTCCCTGACCATGGCCGTCTGTCCATCGAGGCTCAACTCTTGGGTTATAACGAAGCTCCCAGTCAAGCACGCTGCCTGGGATCGTTCTTGAGGTGATTATTAAGTCCTCGCACTCAATCCATGCACACACAGTTTTGTTGGCTCCTTCGTTTATCTTCTTGGCTGTGCTCTTGTGGTTTCGAAGCTTGCATTCGTGCATCACTATCGAGAACTTCTCAGGCGGAATATACTCAATGTGATTTGTTTTTACATTCTTGACTTGCCAGTGCATGAAGTGCTCTCCTGCACCGAGATGGAATCTTACTTTGTACATAGTCTTGGGGTTTAGTGTTACTGTTTTGATGTCCACACTTCGTGTGCGAACTCCATTGCTTCGAGTATCGACTCCGCTTCTTCGCGGGTAATCTCGTAACCGTCTTGGCGGTATACTTCGATGATGTTGTCTATTTCGTCCATGAGATGATGTGTTCTTCGAGAGCTATCTTGGAATTGCTCTCTCCATTGTTGTAGTAGTAGTAGTACTTGCCTTCGGAGTAGACTTCGTTGTCTTCTACCTTTGCTTGCGCCACTGCAAGCGTAAAGGCTTCGATTGCTTCTTGCTTGTCTGTGTAGACTCGGAGGTCTGAGTAATCAAGCAGAGAGTCGAGGTATTGTACGATGTAAATCTTCATAGTTCTTCGTTGAGGTATTTCTTGTAGTCGTTGATGATTTGAACGGCTGACTTGTTGGCGTTCAGGTACTCGTCACGGGTTCCTGACCAGTAGGCGGCTGCTCTTAGCATCTCGACGCCTTCGAAGGATTGTTCTTTCTTGCTCATACGTTCTTGGGTTTAGGGGTTATACTCTTGGGTCTGTATCCATCAGGTAGTCTTCGTATCTTGCTTGCTCGTCCTTGTACTCAAGGTCATGCCAGTCTAACTCGATACCATCGAAGCACACTCCTTCTCCTAAGTTTAGCTTCTCTAGCTCGTGACGAACGAGGTTCTTGATGTGGATGATAGTGTCTTGGGCGTCTTGCCAGTCATTGTCTACGTCGTAGACTAATTCGAATTTGATTGCTCCGTTCATTAGTGAAAAAGATTCATGAGTGATTTGTAAAGTCCTTCGTTACCTTTTACAGGCTTGAAGGAATCGTTTAGTGGGTTAAGGTCTGCACAGTGCGCCCATCGTTCTTGGGCTTGCTTGCGTGCTTGCTCGACGGAGGTAGCGTACTCGCTGTTCCATCCGCCTTCTTCGAAGTAGTAGAGGTATTCTTGCTTAGGCATGGTGTGTAAGGTATTCGTTAGCTTGGAATTCGATTACTTCTTGCGAGATGTCGACGTGGTACGCTTCGGTCAGGTCGTCGTTCCAACATTGGAGGTATAACTTCTTGCCGATCAAGGAAGGCGAGAAGCCTTGGATCTTGAACATCTCTACTGCATACTTGAGCGACTGCTCTTGCATCAGGTGGTCTTTCATCTTACTCATGGTTTCTTGGGATTAGGGGTTAGTGGATGATGAGTCCGATTCGTGGGTTGGTGTTGTACCACTTGGTAGCTGCGAGGTCGTCGTGGCTTGCGTCGTGGTAGCCTGCGTCTTGCAGGGCTTGGGCTGTGTCAAAGATTCTTGAATGTCGGTCAGTGTCTTGGATAAGGTGATCCATCGTGCCGCCTTCGCTCTTGATTAGATCGAAGTTGCTTGGTAGCGATACTTCGTCAAACAAAGTGTGACTCTTGGTGTAAGAGTAGAAGCGAACGTGCGGTAGTTCTTGCATGACGTGCAACCACTTGTCACGATACTCTCGTGAGTAGTAGTCGCCTGCATCGTGAATACGGACGATATCCGCTCTTACCTTCTTGATTTCTGCAATCATACGCTCGGCAAAGTCGTCAGCCTTGGTAGCGTAGTATCGCTGAGCGTGTGCGCTCTTGGTGTTCTTGAATGCATAGAAACCCTTGCGTGCATAGCAGAACTTAGCGCATGCACCTGCGAATGGACAAGTACGTCGTCCGCTCTCAGGGTCTTGGAACGCAGGTATAGTGAAGTTGTACAGACGTACGCCGTGCTTCTTGCCTGTGTCCTTAATCTTGGAGTTTTGTGTTAGTAAGTTCATGAGTTCTTGGGGTTGTTAGTGTTTTTCCATCGATAGAAACCCTTAGTCGCAAGACACAGGTGCCCGAGACTTTTTGACCTATGTAAAGGCTTGAATGAGTTCTTGGGGATGATGAGTCTTGGGAGGAAGTGGCTCTCACTTGTACCGTCTGGAGCATTGGCAAGGATTCCTGCAATGTCGTGGATGAGGTCAACGCTTCGGATGGTTTGATTTTGTTCGGTGCGTTCTTGCACGTCTTTTGCCCACACTTGGAAGGCTTCGAATTGTTCGTATGTCATGAGTTCTTGAATAAGTAGATGATGAATTCTTGGATGAAGTAGGCGGCTGCTCCAATGAGGAACAGCACGCCCGAGGTGATAACGTCTTGCATTATGCTTGCAATTTCTTGAGACGGTCTACTGCTTGGGTCAAGGTGTAGATCGCCTCGGAAGGTCGTGTACCATTGTTGATACACTCTTGCACGATGAACCTGAGTTCTTCGCTAGTAGGCTCGCCGTACTGCTTGATTTGACGGTCGAGGAAGTACAGAATCTTGTCTGCATTCTTGGTATTGCTGATGTGGTACGCAATACGAGGGAGGTAGCCGTTTGGATATTTCATGAGTTCTTGGGTGTTAAGTCAAATCGTGTGTTCTTGAAGGCTTCTTCTAGGCGTGCCTTGTTGCCTGCATCTGCATGGAACCATGCTTCGATTAGTCGGTATTCAAAGCCGCCGCAAGTTCTTTGGCGTTCTTGGAGTCGTTCGTGTTGATTCATGAGTTCTTGGATTTGAGGTTAGACTTAATTACTGCAACTACAATTGTGATAAGTGGCGCGGATGCACCAATGATGAATGCAAGGTCTTGGGTGTTCATTTGTTCTTGGGTTCTTGGGTTCTTGGGTTCTTGGATTCTTGGAAGGTTAGGCGCTGAGTGAGTTCAGCTCCGCCATAGTGTTGAGGGCCTCAACTATGTTCGCCCGCTTATTATCGCAAGACGTAACGCCCCGGAACGTGAACGAGTTAGGTATTCCGAATTCGGCCATTAATTCACGGGCCTCGTTAGTGTCCAAAATACATTTGGAACCGTTCCAAACTTTCACGGTCGTAATTAGGTTCATTTTATAACCTACATTTGCGCCCGCACGTTTCGCCGTCCGAATTACGCCTATTAGCTTATTCAGTCTATTCGCTGCAATATTGCACGCGGTGCGGTTATTAACCAGTCGTCCGGGTTCAGCCGTTAACATGACGTTGGTAACTTGCAAGCCGTCAACGTGTTGAATGATTTCGAGGGTGACAATAGAATTGTTCATAATTTAAAAATTTAGGGTTTAAAATTTGCGCGGGGTCGGTGTACGATACCGAAAACCTGAAATTATACTTTTCGACGAATTGCGTATAATCGTCGACGAATTGCCGTATAATTTTATACAGATTTAGCCAATATTTCCCCGCTGAGATGATGCGTGGCGGGCGCACTTGCTATCGTGCGCACGATGCCACCAGCGTACCCGGTTCCTACGCTGCCCGGGGGCGTTAATGGCCGGTTGTCCCCTACCCACCCCTTACCGGGTGGTTAGTATCAAAAGGGGGCCTATTGCCAATACCCGTTGCAATGTCCTCACATTGCCGCCCCCCGTAAAGGTGGGCGCGGGCCGTCAATCGTACACATGTTTTCTCGTTAGTAGCGTAGTGAGTCCGTTGGGTATCGTATGGAGTCTGACTCAGCTAGGGACCTAGTCGCAGGTTTGCTTTGCCCTTATACTCCAGTGACGATGTTCCCTTTCGGGTTCTCACTTTGTAACGTTGTTGGTGCCGGGGGTGGCGAGTCCCCCTATCCTTGGATATCTGTTAACGCCTATTGCGGCCTTCCTCCAACAACCTATTAACTCAGTTTGCCGGGTCGGTAAGTTCGTGACCCGTGTACTTTGTTCAATACGTCAATGCTCAAATCTCACTCCCTCACCCCGTTGCCGTTGCAACACGAGTCCAAAGGTATTCTAAAATGTTTAACATGCAATACCCCCCCCTAAGTTTTAACATAATTTTCGACACAAAGGTAAAAAAGCACGATGAACGCGCAATAATTATCGATGAAAATTCGAGGAAAATTGGCAAATGTGTATAATGTTCGATGAACTGCAGTTTTTTATCGATTAAACGAAATCTGCTCGAAATTCGACTTTATACAACAACTTGGTACCTAGCTATCAAAAAGGGGGCAAAGTGGCTTAAAACGGCTAAAAAGGGCCAAAAATGGAATTTTTATAAAAGCAAGCGTTTTTAAAGCAGTTTTCAACAAGTTATCAACAATTGAACATTTTAACAAGTGTTCAAATGTGACAAATCGACAATTCCAAGCGTTTAACGAATTTTAACATTTTAACATTTTAACAAGTGTTCAATGTTATATCACATGATAGTGTGAGATGATATAATATGTG